AGGTATGACATCGCTTGATCGTCTACCCTGAAGAACTCACCTCTAATTTCAGACTCCTGCAAAGCTAACTGATAACAGATAGCGATTATGGACTGCTTGTGATCTAAGTCTTTACTCATTTTTCGTGCTCCCTGTGAATTGAAACAAGATAGCTGGGTATTCCGCTATCAGAGTACATATCAACAATTTCTTGCTGACTGTCGTAAGCGCCGACAATTTGATCCGCCGTCGCTTTCATGGTTTCAGAAAAGTTAAATAACTGTTTTTTTCTCAATTGAAGAGAGCTAGAGTGATCGTTGTCTTCTCGCATGATCAGACAAGCTGGGCTTATGTTGGCGTTAAGTAACCACTGCTTTGTCGGCTCGACGTAAAACCGAGGGCGAGACGTAAGGACCACGACCTCATGATCGTTATCAAACAACCATTCGTTTCCGGGAACGTCGAACCCGCATAGCATATTGTATTCATGAAACTTCCCAGACGGCATAAGCTTCTCTTTTTTTATCTTGTCGGCCCTCCACGAATCGTCTGATATTACGTTGTCTATCTCTAGAATTATGTACATCAACTGCTCCCTTTTAGTTTAATAATTTCTTCTTCAAGCTTTCTCTCCATGTCGAGCAAGAATTCGTCTTGATCGTTTTGCGCTCTTTTTGCGATGCTTTTCCTCGTTCCCTCTAGCAAATATTCTGTTACTGCTACTTGTACTTGATCTGCTGGGTCCATCATTACGCTAACTCCTGAAGACCCCCGAAGGGGTCGATTGTGTTAGATGCCCCATCTGCCTCTGCAGATAGGCCCGATGCCAAGCTCGACTGAAAGCTCGTTTGTTAAGATCCTGTTGCAAGCACTGCAATGTCCAGTAGCGTGACCGTGCTCCTGAGCAGCCTCTAGAGGGTTTGCGCTGATGGCTCTGATCTTATCCACTGTTTCCTCAGTGCATCCCCAAGCCTTCAGGAACGCGCCTTCTGGTGAGATCTTGCCGACGTACTCGTCGTTAAGCTTGGCGTACAAATAGCCGGCGTTCTTTCCGCTGTCCGGCGCTTTAGTAAAGAGAAGGTCGCCAATGTTGAGCCTTGGACGCTTCAGATGTTCAGAAGCATTATCGAATATCGTGACGAGGCCAGACATATTCAGATCTGCTACTTTGCTAGACTCAACTTTTGTAGCCGCCCATTCCGCATCTTTAGCTACCATCTTCTGGACTGACGCGAGCTGCTTCTCGGTCAAGCTGCCGTATTTTAACAAGCTGTCATAAAGGCTTTTCGCAAATTCAAAGGTTGATATCTTCTTGTTAAACCATGCGTCAATACTGGGGTTTTCGCCTAAGAACTTAACTGCCGCTTTGATGTTCGCTTTAGCTGCCAAGACTTTTTTAGCCTTAGCGTCTTCTCGGTTTTTCTTCAGCACTTCTGGATTAGTCTTAGTCTTGATGGTGCCAACGCCGTGGCATTTTCTGCAGGGTCCGACAACTCGGCCAGTGTAGGCTATCCAATAGCCGTCACGACACTGTCGGACAGGACACTTGGACTCAAACATGGCACCAGCTATTTCGCTTCTTGTCTGGCCCATCATGCCTTCGTCGGCGTGAGTAGATTTGGCCTTGACCAAATCTTCGCTAAAGTCCTCACCTAAATCACTAAAATCTAACTTGCTCATTACGCGACCTCCTCTGTCTTTAGATGACCTCGACTTTTAAGCAGTGCTTCAAGTCTGTCTCTATGCTTGTTTCTCTTACTTTTCCAAAAGCTTCTTTCTTCGGCTGTTTTAGACTTTCGTATCATCTGAACAGCGGTTTCTATTAATTCTTGAATATCTACTGCTGTGTCTACTTTTGCTGCTAAGGTCCATTTGAGTAACATTTTATTTCCTTCCTTTGTTGGTATGAGTCCATTATACACATTAAAAGGTAAATAAAAACATCTTTCGAGCAATTAATTGATTAAACCCATGCCTTGCTAAGCCAGTTAGTCGGAGTATTTTCGGCCTCGCCTTTAACTTTTTCTAACTTCCTGCAATCCTTGCATTTGTTCTTCTGGGAGGCTGTGAACATTTTTAGATCAGTCGTCCCGCAGCCGCCACATTTTTTTGTCTTCATTAACGCCTGCTCCTACTCATTTCTAAACTATAAAGACGGGCTTTGTAGTTAGACTTTGTTACATCAACAGTTGATTGGTAGCCGTTGTCACGAAGATTTTCAGACAGCATTGCAGGGATCGCGGATATGGCGTAGCTCCTCACATACTCGGCTACAGTTTCATCGTCACAGCCAAGATCCGACATATAACTTTTCAGATCTTTAGCATCAAGCTCTAGGGTCATAGATACCTGTACTTTCATTACGCTTGCTCCTTCAGGTCGGCGGGGCCGAAGCCCCTTGTATTTAAAAGTTGTAGTCGTAGTGCTTCAGTGGCTTAGTGTTCAAATTAAATTTCATGTTATTTGCTTGCCATCTTTGCTTAGCTTCAGACCAACGAATTTTAAAAACTCCGTTTTTTTCGTTGCTGGTAATGTCCCATTCTTGATCTCTCTGATTAGCTAAGTGACCGGCAAAACCGCCAGCTTTCCAGTCTTTAGAGTTTTTCCAAAATTCTGTTTCTACCGCGTCCATTGCTCTTATTTCAAGAGTTTTCTCGCTTACGATTCTTACAATTTCGTAGGGAGATATATCTGAGTACCCAAGGGAATTTGCGTAAGAGTTAAGAACTTCTCTTTTAACAATTTTGTTGGTGCAAATGCACTCGGGGTGACCATGTTCTGTGATAAAAGAATTATGAGAACTAACTTCTTTTTCTGCTTCTTGCAAAGTTTTGCAAGTGCGAAAATCGTCTTCGGCAAAGGGTCTAGGCAGTCTTACATCGTATTCGTAAGTGGTGACAGTGTTCATTTTGCTCTCTTTTTCTTGTTGGTGTGAGTGCATTATACACAGCTAGGTGTCTGCAGCAACCTTTTCCGCAACTTCTTTTGCACTATCGAATCCAGCACAAACAAAGGCTTTGTGGCCGACGGACTCTAGATAGTCCAGCCACTCCCGTTGTTTCTCGCTAACGCGACCTCCTTTCGATCGCTTCATCTCGATCCAGCAATTCCATTCTGGGATGAAAAGGTCCGGCACTCCTGCGCTAACGCCCTCGGATTTGAGCCTAGCTCCGGCAGACTTTGACCGGCTCTCGCCGTTAGGTATGGCAAAGATCCTGACCTTTGGGTACTGACGTCTGAACCACTGCACGAACAAAACCTGTTCTTGGTGCTCAGTCGGAATCTTTAGAACGGAATCATTGGTGCCCACTCTTGGCACTCGTTTAGTTTTGCGGCGAAATCTTCCGGCGGTGCGATTGAATATTCTTGGCACATTCCCTCCTTAGTGTAAGCGTCACAGGTGTGACAACATTGTGGCTCGACGAGCAGCCTTAGCTCCTCCATCTGCTCAAAGTATTTGACAACTTCTGGCGGTTGTTTATGTCTCATATTTTCTCCTGACGACGTTAAAGTAGCGTCCATTTTTTTCGTAGATAATTTCTGATGGCGGCGTCGATTTGTTCAGCACAACGCTTGCCGCGTACAGACCGTCTGCAGCAATAAGCTCTTCACGACACCCGCTCGACTGAGATATTTTTTGAATCTCGCCGACCGCTTTCTGTCCTGCAAACCCTGGGTTGAGGACGCAAAAGTATTCGTCGATCGGCTTGTCCGACAGCCTGCCGTAGTACGTTGCCTTCAACATATTGTTGCCTGCTCGCGACGTGTACTCGCTCCAAGACCAAGACTTCACCGGCATCTGTAGCTCTGAGTCTGCACCCATGATGTCGTCATCTCGCAGACGCAGCCTCTCGTATGGCTCCTCGCTCGGCGGCCATTCGTATCCGCACTCGGGACAAATCATCACGCTGATGTGAACGATTTCGTGGCAGGCGTCACAAACCTTGATCGGCGCTTCTCCGCCTCCGCCAGACTTGCTTGGCGGTCTAACTCTTGTAATTGGACCGTGAGTCTCGACGTTGCCAGCAAAGTCCAAAACTAGGCAACTATCGGTGTGAGCCTTGGGCCGCAGACCTCGGCCAGCCATCTGAACGTAGAGAGCAGGACTAAGCGTTGGTCTGAGCATCGCGATCAAATCTAGATCTGGAAAGTCAAATCCAGTCGTGAGGACGTTTGCATTTGTCACCGCTTGAATATCGCCGGCCTTGAATCGTTTAAGGATTTCTGTCCGCTGAGCCATCGGCGTTTTGCCTGTCACGCAAGCAGAAGCAATCCCTGAGCCTTGAAGCGTTGCCGCAATGTGCTCAGCGTGATCAACGCCAGCGCAAAATAAAAGCCAGTGCTTGCAATCCCTGCCTCTAGCAATGACTTCTTCGACAACAAGCGTGTTGTTGTCATCAGTGTCTACCGCTCGCTGCAGCTCGGACTCAATATACTCGCCGCCTCGCCTGTGAACTCCCGCGACACTAAGCTTGGTGTCGGTTTTCTTGCTCCGCAACGTGCAGAGATGACCCTTAAAGATTAGCTCTTCAATCGTCACCGGCTCGATCCTGTCGTGAAATAGCGCGCCTGCCTCGTCTATGTATCCATGCCCGAGCCTGAACGGCGTAGCTGTCAAGCCAATGACCCTGATCGATGGGTTGATGTCAGTGAGGCTTTGGATCAGCTCTCGATAGCCTCCCTCCGCTTTGTGAGATATCAAGTGACACTCGTCAACTATGATCAAGTCGATATGACCAACGTCGAGCGCGCGCTTTCTGATCGACTGAATCCCAGCAAAGGTTATCGGCTCTCCAAGATTCTTTTGCCTGAGTCCTGCACTGTAAATTCCCAAGGGAGCGCCGGCCCAGTGCTCTCGCATTTTGTTAGCGTTCTGCTGAATCAGCTCTTTAACGTGGGTCAGCATT